CCTTCTTATTAAGACCAACCCGCTTGGATGTTCCATCTTCATCAACAATTGTTGTAGTTGAAGACATCTTGCCCGCTTCATCTTTTGATTTCTGAAAAGCTGAAAGAAGAGGTATGGCGGTCTCTGCATCAATCTTGTTGTCTCTGAATAATTGAATAAATCCCTGAGCATCTTTGAAAAGTTGACCAGCTATCTCGGGATCTAAAATTCTTTGAAGAGATTTCTCCTTTCTTTTCGCTTTCTTCAATTCACGCGCTCTTAACTCAGACGCTTCCTGTTGTTGAGACATTACCAGAAACTGATTTACCAACTTGGGCATATCAGGATTCTTTTTGAATCCTTGAGCTACAGCTTCTATCTCCTCTTCGGTGCTCGCTCCAAAACTGCTTTCAGCAATGTCTGGGTTTTCACTAAGAAAAGTTTTGGACATCTTGTAGATGTTCTCTTCTCGCTCTTTCTTCTCGTTGTTAACTCGATATTTCTCGAGGGAGTCGGCAGCTATCTTGCCTAAGTTAGCAAACATTTGACCGAATGCTCGACCGGGCTCTGTAGCCGCACGCATATCCATTTTCGCAATAGCTGGTGCGCCTGAACTTCCAAAAAAAGGTTTTCTTGCCATAATCGTTATCGGTTAAATAACCCTCCCGCACTAAATCCGCCCGAGAACGCTCCCCCAGCCATGCTACCAAGCCCGGTGAACAAGCCACCAATCATGTTTGCACGATTAGAGGCTGTTGCTGTTCTAGCATCCATAATGTTCTGTTGGTTAGAAGCCGCCAAGGCTCCTGCGTACTGGCTCTCAGGGTTGAATATTGCTGGCGAAGAATCTAATGCAAACCCTGCGGTGTTAAATGTCCCTGCCACATCGCTCGGTACGCGACTTGCACGTCCTGTTAATGCTAGAAGTGGGTCTTGCGCGCCAAGCTGATAGGATGCCGATGCATTTTGAAGAGCAGATGCATAATTAGATAACCCCTGCTGTCTTGCTCCCATGTAATTACCCAAAGCTTGTTGTTTAGCACCTGAATAGTTTTGTAGAGCTTGCTGTTTTGCTCCCATCAAATTTTGGAGTCTTTCCTGACGAACCATACGATTTCCACCAAGCAACTCGCTCATTCGCTGGAAATCTGTATTATTTTGCCCAACTGTCCCACGCTCTTGTGCAAAGCCCAATACTTGCTGATCAAGGTCTCTTTGTTCCTGAGCAGTCAAACCACCGCCAGCATCGTATTCTTCTTGTAGTTGTCCAACCAGCCCTCCTGTCATTTCATCGCGAAGACCTTGAATCTCATCACCATCTAATTCATCGCGTAGACCTTGAATAAATTCTCCATCTATTTCGCCTTCCATGCGATCAGCCATGTCGCCAGCTCCAGTAAGAACCTGTTGTCTCAAAGATTCTGCTATTGGGTCAGCTTCTCGTTGGGCATCAATTAATTGTTTACCCAAGTCCTTAACCATTGAAATATCACCTTCAACAGCTTTCCTCTTTTGGCGAACTTGTGATGGAGCAATGTAATCCTCATATGCTTCAAGTAAACCTACGCCCGGATCAATCCCTAGCTGTTCAAGCATAATACCCCTTTCGAGGTTTGCATATTGAGGACGATACTGAGCTTCACTTGCATAAAGCTCAGGAGCCAAATCTATTTGTGTCCGTAATGTATCGCCAGTTTCCTTAGCGTAATCTCTCGGTGGTGGTTGCTCAACTTTTGTATCTCCCATAATTTAAACCTTTCTGTTTGGATCATACCTTCGGGCTGTTCCATATCTTGAAGTTGGTTGCTGGCTAACTCCATTTACATTCCCATCGTAAGGAACAAACTCGTTTGGAAAGGTATCCTTTCCAAACTTCCCTTTCTTTGGATTCATGTTATGTGCAAGCATTGCATATGGGCCAACAACTGGCTTATTAAATGCCTTTTGCATAGCTTTGTCGTAAGCTGGATTTTTCTTAAAATAACCACTCTTGTCGTCGGTAAAGATTCTTTGAGAATTAGCTGGTTTGATTTCTCGATATTGTTGTTTTTGTCCCATAATTGATTTTTTGGTGAAATTTATTCCAGTCGTAGACTTTATATTCGCTAGTGTTGTTGCCCTTAATTCTACTAAACATGACATGAGCAAGCGGTTTAACAGTCTCCATCATGTATTTAAGACAACCCCTGCCTGATGCCCATTTGACAAACCAGGCATTACACTTGTCTTCAGGTAAATACCATTGCCCTAAAGGCTCTTGGTTTTTATCCACAGGCTTTCCCATAAGAAAAAACTTTGGAGTTGATAAAACCACTCCAGCCTGAAGATAGCCTTCCAAGTCATGTACGAAATCGGATTTACTTTTGTACATCTCAATAACCTCATGGATCGGTGAATACCCTTGCGGGATTAAATCTGCTGTGATCTTAGCCATGAAATTTAAAGCCAATATCCGTCAAAACTTAAGCTGTTTATTACGTAGTTATTTTCGTCTAATGCATTTTGAGCAAGGGTGAGAAATACATAATTTGGAGACAAAACCCAATGAGGGGATTCTCCCTCTGGTAATGTAAAATTCATACTTATAATACCACTAGTTACTATGCGGTAATTTTGATTAATAAGTGTGGGCTTTCTCTCGACAACAAATACTCCATCAGTAAAACCATTATCTCCTGAATCAAAATAAGAATTTCCACTAGTATCAACTAGCCTTCCTTCGCTTATGTTTGCCCTAAATTGCCAATACCTAGCCTCATCAGGAATACCTGTAACAACAAAGTCTGTGTACGGAAAACTGCCTGTGCTTCCTATACTACTATTAAAATTAGACCTAGTTCCAGTTGCACCATCAGTTTTATTTGGATAAGATGTGCCACTTGTAACATAAACATGGTAACCCCTTAAAGAGCCGGCTGACATTGAAAGTTGTGAACCTTGAAGCGTTTTATTTACTGAAACAAAAGTTGTTGGTAAACCTGAAGCACCTCCTCCACCTGAGCCATTCTCTGCTGATGTAATTCTACCCTGCTCGTTTACAGTTATTGAGGTGTTAGTATAGTTTCCAGCAACTACACCTGATGCAGAAAGCTTGTCATCAGTAACAGCATCGTCTGCAATTTTAGCTGTTCCTACTGAACCTGCGGTAATTGAATCAGAAGTAACTGAATTTGTAGCTAAATGATCGCTAGTTACAGCATCATCAGCAATCTTCTCAGAAGTGACTGCATCTCCAGCAATTTTAGCTGTAGTAACAGAGGTATTAGCGATTTTGCCAGTACTGATTGCTCCATCAGAAATCTTTGAAGTAGTTACAGCTCCGTTAGAAATCTTGCCTTCTGTAATTGCTTCACTTGGGATATCTGAACCTGAAATAGAAGAGTCAGACGATTTTTTGACCTCAAGTCCTCCAGCAGTTACTCCATCATGTACAAGTAAGACTTTCTTTTCGGTATCATATGTTATCTGACCTTCTTCCCCGGTAAATCCTTCGTTGTTTGCGGTGTTATCAGTTTGAATAAAATTTACATTATTAAGCTTGGTTGCTGTAACCAGCTCTCCTGATTGAAATTTATGTGAATTGTTTTTTGTTAGTGGCATGACTATTGTTTGGTTGAGATTGTGTTGTTAGAGGATTCAATAAACTCGGCACGAAGGTGCTTAATTGAGTTTCGACCCTCTCCTGAAAATTTGTACATAAGGCTGTTACCTCTTTTACCTATTGAAAATCGTTCAATGTAACCTTCTTGGTCAGGACGGCTTAATGAAATACTTGCTGTTCCGTCAGGATCAGAAACCTCTACATCTAGGTTTACAGTTCCAGTCGAGTCTAGAGACTCGACTTTTGCGTAACCTCGCCTGAAGTTTTTTACCTCAAGGTTTTGATTGTCATAGGCTCTAGTGTTTAATGTCCAAGAAATCGGTTTACCGCTGTCGTCTTTTCCATCATCCATTCGGAAAAGCTTACCAGCTCTAGTAACAACATAGAGCCTCTCCTTTTCATCTACATTGGTTTTTGCTCTGACAAAATCAGTTATTGGAAAATCAAATTCATCACGGCTTTCCCAAGCACCAATCAATGTATTGAATATGTAAACTCTTGAGGTGTCATCGTCGGAAAAGGATAGATAATAGCGGTTCTCAAAAAACTCAGACTTACAATTTTTCTCTGCTAAGGTAAAATTTTCAGCAAGTATTTGATCGTTTATTGGCTTTGACAGCGGTTCATCACGAAGATCAAAACGAGTAAGCGTACCTCTTGCATTTGAGGCATCGAGACCTATATCCATTGCATATACTCCGTCATCTCCTAAGAAGAAAACAGCAGACCCTACATTTTGTATGCTGTGCCTAGAAACACATCCAGTTTGTCGGCTAACTTGTGTGATAGATGCATTTTCAATATCGTTCAGCCCGGTAATCGCCCAACATGACCTCCTCTTGAATACAAGGGCTGATGATTCAGGAATTGGAGACATTCCTACTATGTTGTCTCCGTCTCCAGCACCAAATGTAAATTTAGCTCGTACATCAAAATTTGATTCATCTGCGATGTCGCTAAAACTGATTGTGTCTGAATCAGTAAGAACAGCTAGACGATTACCAGTAACAATTCCGAAATCTCCGTTTGCGATATTTTCGTCGATAACAAACTCAGACGCGGAATCGCCATCCCACTTTTGTACTTTCTGCGTAAGTATAAAATCAAGATGCACAGGCAAAGTAGGTGCTTTCCCTGTTAGTAAAATCAATTGGTTGTTAAACTGAACTGCTTCCACCTTAGAGGCTAATATATGTGGTATGGCAGACTCATTCGTACCAAGAATGAAATCTAAGTATATGGACAGAATTGGATCAGAAAGAAAACTAGTTTCGTATTCTTTCTCAATAATAGATTCACCATTCCAAAAGAGGATTTTGTCTTCTTGAACTAGAAGAATTTGATTTCGATCTTGTTGTCCAATTCCTGCAAAAAAGTCAGCACTATAAACTTCGTTTAATAGTAACTTTTCTGAAATAAGTGATTCACCATCTTCTGTTGTTAATACATGACTAAATTCATCGAGGATAAATCTTGTCGTAAGATCAATCTGTGTTGTATGCCCAAGTCTCGTTGTAACTTTGCCATCATCCATGCGAACATTTTTAGCTTCGCTTACAACCCCAGCTTGAAGCTGAGTTGGCTCTTCTCTTGAAGCTAAGGCAGAAAAACCTGTGTCACCGACTTCTCGCATCGGATCATCAAGCTGTCCATATGATCGGTAGCGTGTCATATTCTATAGGTTTGATTAATATTCTC